CAGTAGCATTTAAAACAAAAGTGGATGCAACTAAAAAAGCGGCTCAATTAAAATCAGTTGGTGTAAAAGATATTTCAATTACGCAACATAATTTAAACTTTAAAGAAGCAAAAAAAGACCTGACATACGAATCAAAACTTGCCAATTTGCTAAATCAACGTCTTAAATAAAACTACAACAAATATAAATACTTAGATGGCACATAATAAATCCGAAGATAATAGTTTTAGAGACCTGGTTGCTCGTTTAAACGCAATGAGTAACATGACTCCTGAGCAAGAACGATCAGAACTAATGGAAGCGGCAAATAAACAACCAAAAGTATTAGACGACAAAGATATTTCATTAGCAGATATTGCCAAATTAGCAGGTATTAAAGAATATGTTGAACCTGTAAAAGTTTCTAAAAAAGCACAAAAACTAGTTGAAGAAATTACTAAAGAACCAAAAGTAGAATCAAGCATAGCTAAAGCAATAGCAGAGTCTGACGCTGATGATTCAATATCAGCAAACATTAAAAGAGCAGTAACAGAAGAAAGCAATAGATTAGATAAAATTACCGAACTTGAAGCACAATTAGCAGAATTAAAAGCAGAACAAAAAGAAGAACAAACATATGATAGTAAAGCATTTAGAGACGTTATCTCAACAGATATCGCAGAATATATTAAAAACGCAGAAGAATCTCAACTTGTTGAATTATACAACACTTTCTCAGACAATGAAGCAATTTACAATGAAGAACAAAAAAGCATTCTTGTCAAAACTCCAGAAACTACAGAAATAATTGCAGACGCGGAAAAAGCAGAAGCACCAGAAGAAGATGAAGTTGTTCAAGAAAAAGAACCAGAAGAAAAATTATTAGACTTAGACAAAGAAGTTTTACCAGATCCCGGAACACCATCAGTAGAAACACCTGCTGTAGAAGATGGTGGCGAAGAAGTTGAACTAGATGCTGTTGAACCAGCAATTGAAGTTCCTCAACAAGATAAATTTACCAACGATTTAGACCCAGTAGAAAAAAAATAAATACCCTATATGACGGGTATTCCTTACAACTATAAAGATTATATTAATGACGTTACTAAAATGCGTCAAAGAGGAGCCATTAGTGCGGGTGAACAAATCAAATCTCCTAGCAGTCCTGGTAGCCGAGGACTTGCAAAAGTTGAAGCATTTGCTGACGGTCCAAATCAAATAATGAAAAATAACGACGTAGTTGAAGAACTCGATCAAGAATTACAACGTATCATGAAATTAGCAGGGTTAACCTAAAAACCATTTGCATATAATCCAAAACTGTTATATACTGTTATAAACAACAGGAGAAAACAATGGCAGTAAGAAACTTCAATGATGAAGAAAAACAAAAATTAATCCAAATTATATCACAAGGTTCACAAGTATTAGGTGAAGTTGATGATTTACGATCTGGGTTAAGAGATACCGTTAAGTCAATTGCAGAGGAATTAGAATTAAAACCTGCATTAATCAACAAAGCAATTTCCGTTGCACATAAAGGCAATTACCAAAATATTGCTGATGACATGGACGCATTAGAAAGCATACTAAACTCAGTCGGTAAACTTTAGTGTATCGTTTACTCAAAGAATTTTGGGTAAACAGTTATAAAACAGACCAAGTCGCTTTTTGGAATGAACTATTCTCTGTAATATTAACTATTATAGGTTCCTGTATTTTAACATTTACCTCACCACACCCAACAATGCATTATGTATTTCCGTTGTACTTGCTTGGCTCTGGTGCTTTGTGTTATGCTAGTTACAGAAGAAGAAATATTTGGATAGTAGTATTATCCGGATGGTTTACAATAATGAACATTATAGGAAATTTAAAAGTATTTTTATGAGTTATATCGACGCTCTATATAAAAAAGACGAAGACAAAATATATGTTGTAGAAAGAGATCCTAAAAAAGGTCGTGTATTTGTAGATTATGATGCTAGGTATGTATTCTATTATCCAGACGCAAGAGGCAAACATAAATCCATGGCTGGTGAAACATTACAAAAAGTACAATGTCGTACATCAAAAGAATTCATTAAAGAGCAACGAATAAGGTCTAATAAAACTCTTTATGAACAAGATATCAATCCAGTGTTTAGATGCCTTGAGGAAAATTATTTAGGTAAAGAAACACCCAAGTTAAACGTACTGTTCTTTGATATCGAAGTGGACTTTGATCCTGAAAAGGGTTATGCCACAACTGATGATCCGTTCATGCCCATAACTGCCATAAGTTGTTATATGGAATGGACGGATCAATTAGTTACCCTTGCAGTTCCACCAAAAACAATTACAATGCAAGAAGCAAAAGTACTCACAGAGAGATTTCCTAATACAATGTTATTCGAAAAAGAGAAAGATATGCTTGATGCATTTTTACAATTAGTTGAAGATGCAGATATTTTATCAGGTTGGAACTCAGAAGGATATGACATTCCATACACAGTAGGACGAATACAAAAAGTTTTAAGCAGTGATGATACAAGACGTTTATGTTTTTGGGGAGAAAAACCTAAAAAAAGAGTATTTGAAAAATACGGTAGAGAACATTTAAGTTATGATTTAATTGGCAGAGTACATTTAGATTTATTAGAGTTATATAGAAAGTACACATATGAAGAACGTCATAGTTTTAGATTAGATGCAATAGGTGAACATGAATTAGGAGAAAAGAAAACTATATACGAAGGATCTTTAGATTCACTTTATAAAAATGACTTTGGTTTGTTTATAGAATATAACAGACAAGACACACACTTACTTGCAAAATTAGAAAAGAAATTAAAATTTATAGATTTGGCAAACGAAATAGCACACCAAAATACTGTATTGCTACAAACTACAATGGGTGCAGTTGCAGTTACAGAACAAGCAATCGTTAACGAAGCACATAGACGTGGTATGATTGTACAAGGCAGAAAGTACAGAGAAAAAGACGCTGAACCAATTACGGCGGCAGGTGCTTATGTGGCAACTCCAAAAAAAGGTATACATGACTGGATAGGATCTATTGATATTAACTCACTATATCCATCTGTTATTAGAGCATTGAACATGGGTCCAGAAACTATTGTAGGACAAATAAGACCAGTAATAACATCAGCAGAAATAAACAGAGCAAAATCACAAAAAAAATCATTTGCGGCGGCTTGGGATAATCAATTTGGTAGTTGGGAATATCAAGCAGTAATAAACAAAGATAAAGGTACAGAAATAGTTATAGATTGGGCTAACGGTACTAGTATTAGAATGTCAGCGGCACAACTATATGATTTAGTATTTGAAAGTAATAATAAATGGATGTTAAGTGCCAATGGTACTTTATTCACATACGAATTTGAAGCAATTATTCCGGGATTACTTAAACGTTGGTATGCTGAACGAAAAGAAATGCAACGTAAAATGCAACAATCTGGAAGTAATGAAATTGAAAGAGCATATTGGGATAAAAGACAATTAGTTAAAAAAATTAATTTGAATAGTTTATATGGAGCACTTTTAAATCCTGGTTGTAGATTTTTTGATATACGTATAGGACAATCAGTAACACTAACAGGCAGATGCATTACAAAACACATGGCGGCAAAAGTAAATGATATTGTTGCAGGCAAATATAATCATACTGGAGAATCTATAATTTATGGAGATACAGACTCAGTTTATTTTACAGCACATAAAACTTTACAAAATGATATTAACGCAGGTAAAATTGCTTGGAATAAAGAATCAGTAATTGCATTATATGATAAAATTGCAGAGGAAATGAATACATCTTTTACAGGATTCATGACTAACGCATTTCATTGTCCACATACACGTGGTTCTGTTATTAGAGCAGGTAGAGAACTTGTGGCAATTAAAGGATTATTCATTACAAAGAAAAGATATGCAGTATTATATTACGACATTGAAGGTGAACGTACAGATAACGCAGGTAAAGAAGGCAAAATGAAAGCTATGGGATTAGATTTAAAAAGATCTGATACTCCAATATTTGTACAAGATTTTTTAAGTGATATATTATATATGGTATTAACAGGTAAAACAGAAAAACAAGTATTAGACAGGATTAGCGAATTTAGATCAGAATTTAAAGCAAGACCTGGTTGGGAAAAAGGATCACCAAAAAGAGCAAACAATATTACAGAATATTGGGACAAAGAAAAGAAACAAGGTAAAGCAAATATGCCTGGACACGTAAGAGCAAGTATAAACTGGAACAACTGTAAAACTATGTATGGTGACAAATATTCGTTGCCAATTACAGATGGTGCAAAAGTTATTGTATGTAAACTTAAAAACAATCCATTAAACTATACAAGTATTGCATATCCTACAGATGAATTACGTATTCCAGAATGGTTTAAAGAACTACCTTTTG